CGTGAAATGACAGGTTCTAATACTCAACATATTACTAGAGTTATTAATGTAATGAAAAAACATTATAAAGATATGATATATGATTATCAAAACTTAGGACAAATAGACACCACCAATACAGGTTCTATATTTAACGCTTAATTCTATTTAATTTATGAAAAACCAAGGTTATGCAAGAAATTAAATTAAAAAAAAGACAAGAATCAGAGCTTGTTAATCTTATCGATCAATTTGAACTGGTCTGGCGAAAAAAACATTTAGTATATAATGGTGATCAAATTGCAAGATTTGAACGAACCATAAGTAATTTACTATATGAATTTTCTATTATTGGATTTCCTTGTGGATTAAAATCTAAGGGTTTAATAATTCCTAAAGGAAAGAGCCCCACATATGACCATGTTTATTCAAGAAAATTAGTTTCTAAATATCTTATGGATGAATATATAAAAGAACCAATAACAATCGAAAAGTTAAAAGAGATATTACCACCATTACTTACGAGTATAATTTTATCAAAAGAAGATAATAAGAAATTATCTACTATAGTAAAGAAGAAAAAGTATACACTTAAAGATTTGATGAAAATGAAACATTACAAAAAGGCCAATATATCTTTGGAATATAAGAATGGTAATGGTTATTATAGAGAATTAGTTACTGAAGAAATGAACAAACTTATAGGATTAAATAATACTAATTCGTTTTGGGACGATGATTCTATCTAACTTATAAAAACAAAAAACCCCGACTAAATCGGGGTTTTTCATGCATAGATGTGAGTGACGGGATGTCACATCTCATTTACTTGCGAAATAAACCCACCAACACCAATAGCGCGACTAATCCAGCAAAGCCAGATTCGCCAAAACCATTTATAATAGATGTTAGGTTACTAATAACATTAACACCAAAGAAACCACTGCCGAATAATACTTCGCCTATGGCTCCGATGGCTACAAAGGATAACAATAGAGACGCTATGTCTTCTACCCATCCTTTGACCATTGTTACTACTTCACTCATTGGTTTTTCTCCAGTTAGTTTAGTATTGCATTAATTAGGACTATAAAAAGTCCTCTTATATAACTATTTATATATGAGAATTTCTTTTTTTAGTATATATTTATATAAAACAGAATAAATTTAAAGTTATATTTATATTAGAGTCAATCTAATTCAAACAACACGAGAAAACAAATGTCAGATTTTAAAGTATTTGAAGGAAAATCGTTATCCGATGTATTCAAAGACATCTATGATAATTCAACAACTAATAAGAAACAGTTAGATATTCTTATAAAAGAGATAGTGGGATTCATTAAAGATGGTGATACTGCAGTACAGTTAATCCCTGCGGTTAAAGAATATTTAGAAATTAAAGTAAAAAATGATGAACAATTGGTAAAGATGGCATCAATAGTTCAACGATTAGTTAGTTCTGAAAGTAAAGGTTCAGAAGATGAATTTGGGTTATCTGATAAAGAAAAAGAACAATTAGTAGGTTCGATAGAAAAAGTTGCACAAGAAGCACAAGAATACACAGATGTAGTAAACAGTAAAGAAAAAGTAAATGCCGATAATTGAAAATAATACTGTAGTAGTAGATAAAGGTATTGATGGATTTGTAAATCAAAATCAGGCGTATCATATGATACGAAAGTATTCCGATGCGTATCGTTATATTCAGTTTGATATATGTGAAGTTAAAGAAGTATATATTGTAGGTAACAATTCAGATGCCGGATTATATGGAGCAATACAAGGTAGGTTAGTTACTTCTGAAAAAAATACTACATTAAAGAATAGATGGATAAAACCATTTTCACTTAGAGATTTTGATTTACCTTCTGAAAATGAATATGTTATGGTATTTGAATATGGAGTTCCACCAGAAGCAACAGAACTTTATTATATAAGAGATTGGAGTGCAAATAGAAGTTTAAATTTTAATATTTTTTCTCCAGCACTTTCTGGTAATGCAACTACATCAGAAATGGAAAGAGCAGCTATAATTCAAGATACCAAAGTTACAAAGACTGTACCATTACCAAGATATAAAGATGGGGATAAATTTATTAATGGTAGATTCGGCCAAACTATACAATTTACCAGTAAGAATGAAACCCAGCCTTGTTTGAGAATAACAAATAATACAAATAAATTTAATGAGGATGGTTTATTTACACCATATTTCGATAATGAAGGAAGTGTTATTTATTTAGAAGGTAGTAGAATACCTTTAGATTTAAAACAAAGAGTTAAAGGGGTAGATGAATTTCCAGAATTAACAGGAGACCAAATAGTAATAGAAAGTGATAGGTTGATTTTTCAATCTAAAAAAGAAGAAATATTTATCAATGGGTTTAAAAAAGTCTCTATTAATTCTCCTGAGATATTTATTAATGGACAACCATATGTTCATGGAAATTTTATAAGAGACTTAGTAGATCAACTTGTTAGTATAATGGATAAATTTGTTAGTGGTGTCCAGGTAAATACTGTATCAGGCGGACCTGTACAGGGAGCCGTTTTCAGTTCAGAGACAGCAATTTTAAAAAGTATACAACGACAAATATTTAATTCGAAATATAAGAATGAAACAAATCCAGAAGGTAATCCACCCACGAAGAAATCTGATGAAGAACTTAACGATTATATAACCAATTCAGGATATTAGAATATGCCGAAAACAGAACAATTAGTAAAAACAGTAACTATAGATGATAACGGTGAACGACAAATAATTTGGGAAACCCATATGGTTGAAGAAAATACTATACGAGTACTAGAGACTCCACTGGGAATCATAACATTACCTTTGGGAAAAGTAACTGTAAATGGTACAAAAGGCAAGCCTAAACATAAATTATACAATGGGGATATAATTAAAACTGGATCTAAATCAAGAGTGGAAATTAAATTACCAAGTGGTGGAGAAGTTGGAGAAAGATGGAAAGTTAGAATAGGAGAAAATTCCGAGTTTGGAATCACTACAAATAATTTAAGAACGGCGGCAAAAAGTTTCGGAATCCAACAAAAGCATGGAAATTTATATGATACATTCGCTAGTGGGGTAGCTGGAGTCTTTAGTAAAGGCCCAACAGGTAAAGTACGAACACCAACCGCCGTAGCAGCTATTAGAGGTTAATTATGGCAAAAACACCATTAGGTAAACAATTAGAAAAGTATTTACAATCAAAGCTAAATGGAATATATGCGGTAGAGGCAAAAATTTCTGTTGGGGAATATGAAGGTACTCTCACCAGGGAAGATATTGAGAAGTTAAGAAAAGACTTGAATAATAAAACTGAAGATTTAGAAGAGATAGAAAAAAGGCTAGACTCTAATGAAAAGATTATAAAGGGATTAGATACTACTATTAAAACTCAAGAGGGGTTAGCACTTGCACCAATTATAACACCAACTGGCCCAGCCCTTTCACCGGGAGTGGCACTTATAGTAAGAGAAAAATCTAAAGAACAGGCGGATGATCTTAAAGAAGTAGTTAAAGAACAAGGTAAGAGTGCAATCAAGCAGGCATTAGACGGATTAAAAAGTGCCAGAGAAACTTTAAATAACATAGGTAAAAAATAAGTTACAAACTAGGAGATAATAAAATGAAGTTAGAAGGACTTAAAAAATATATAGCTAAAACTGTACGAGAAGAAGTACAAAAAGAAATAAATAAAATATTTATTACTGAAGGTAAATCTATTAAAACCAAAACAAAACCAAAGGTAGTTTCAACACCTAAAGTTACTGAAGAACCTGTAGTTTATTCTAAAGATAAAACTCTTAATAAAATTTTAAATGAGACAGCCGGATTTAAAGGAGCACCAAAAGAAGGTTTTGAAGATTATCCTACTCTAAGCGGAGAAACTTTTGATTCATCAAGAACAGCAGAATTATTAGGATATGGTGATATTCGTGGTGCAGGAAGTGATGAACAAAGGAGAGAAATAGGAGCGGTTCAGACTATCAAAAGTGTACCAGGAGTTAGAGTGGAAGATGTACCTCAAGCAACACAAGATGCATTAACACGAGATTATAGTTCTTTAATAAAAGCAATGGATAAGAAAAATAAATAAAATGGGGAGTTCAAGAGAAAAAGACCAAGATCCAGATACCTTTATAGGTTTAGCATTTCCATTGGGATTTGCTAATGATGGTATTTTTAGAAAAACTAAAACTACCTTGGAACAAGCTAAACATAATTTAAAAAATCTTTTATTAACTATGAAAGGTGAGAGATTGGCTCATCCAGAATTTGGATGCGATATACATACGTTGATATTTGAAAACATAGGTACAGATATACCTGATAGAGTTGAAGAAATGATTAAAGAGGCGGTTGATATTTGGCTACCATATATATCCGTTAATGAAACGGTTATTGAACAAATTGATAATAGATTGAATGTTGATGTAAATTTTAGTTTAAAAAATGATTTAACAAGTGGTGAAGAAGTTTCTTTAACCTACGAGACAGGAGAGTAAAATGGCTGAATTTGATAAACAGGTAAAATATTTAGGAAAGGACTTTGGAAGCTTAAGAAATAATTTAGTTGAATTTGCAAAAACATACTACCCTACAGTTTATAATGATTTTAATGAAACCTCACCTGCTATGATGATGGTGGAAATGGCAGCATATGTGGGAGATGTATTAAATTATTATATTGATGATACTTTTAAAGAAAGTTTATTACCATTTGCACAAGAAAAAAATACGATTTATAATATAGCACAATCGTTAGGATACAAACCAAGATTTATTACACCGGCAATAGTAGAATTAACTTTAACACATACGGCACCTGCCAGTACAGACGATAATTTAGAACCAGATTGGGATTATGCACTTAATATTAGATATAATTCTCGTGTTTCAAGTGATACTACTGGAGTGGATTATAGATTATTGGAAGATTGTAATTTTAAAGTAAATAGTTCTTCGAGTCCAAGAACGTTTGAAGTATCAGCAACTGATAGTACTGGAACTCCAACCCGATATAAAATAACAAAACGAGTTAAGGCAATTAGTGGAGAGGTTACTTCGGAAACATTCCCATTTGGTGCAGCTACAAAGTATGATAGTATTTTATTAGGTAAAACTGATATCACAGAAGTAATTTCAATAACAGATAGTGACGGAAATACTTGGTATGAAGTTCCATTCTTAGCACAAGATACTGTATTGAGTGATTTTGAGAATAATATAGATAATGATAAAAATTTAGTACAATTTGCAGGTACATCTCCATATGTTTTAAAATTATTAAAAACTTCTAAACGATATGTAACATTTCGTAGACCCGATAAAAAAACAGAATTAAGATTTGGTGCAGGAATATTGGTTGCACCCGACGAAGAAATAGTACCAAACCCAACTTCAGTAGGTAGTAATATATCAGGGTCACCAACTAAATTGGGAGTTACTTTTGACCCATTGAATTTTACTAACACGAGAGCATATGGAGAAGCACCTACCAATACTGTATTGACAGTCACATATGCACATGGTGGTGGTGTAGGACATAATGCTAAAGTAAGAGATTTAAATGCGTGGTCTAATTTGGTCTACGCGGCAGTAGATTCTACATTAACTACATCAGAAGTTACTACTGCTAAAAATTCATTAACCGTGACCAATCCGAGCCAGGCTACTGGAGGACAGAGTGAAGAATCAGTTGAAGAAATTAGAAATAATGCATTGGCATTCTTTCAGGCACAAAGTAGGTCAGTAACAAAAGAAGATTATGTGATTAGAGCATATACACTTCCACCTAAATATGGTTCTATTGCTAAAGCATATGTGGTACAAAATGATTTATTAGATGTGGGTGATACTACGGAATCTAATCCGTTGGCATTAAATATGTATGTTCTTGGATACACGGCTTCGAATAAATTAACTCTTTGTAATAATTTGGTTAAACAAAATTTAGCCAGATATCTTGGAGAAACAAGAATTTTGACTGACGCTATTAATATTAAAGATGCATATATTATTAATATAGGAATAAAATATACTATATTGGTTAATAGGAATTTTAATAAATCTGAAGTATTATTACGGGCAACAAAGGCTATACAAGACCATTTTAGAATTGAGAAATGGCAAATCAATCAACCGATAGTAACAACCGATATAGCAAATCTTATAAGTGATGTAGACGGGGTTGCCGGAGTTGTACCACCAAAGACAGACAACCCATTTAATCTACCAGTTGTTATAGAAAACAAATGGAATACTGCTAAAGGATACAATGAAGTATTATATGACTTTACTGATCCCACGGTAGTTAAAAATGGAGTAATATATCCAGCTAGAGATCCATCAATATTTGAAATTAGATTTCCAAATGTAGATATTGAGGGTAAAATAGTTGGTGATGTATATTAGGAGATAATTAAATGCATTATTTTATATACGCAGATGCAGACGCTACACTTTATGAGGGTAGTGCAACACAAAGTAGAAATACTGGATTAGATGAAATATTAGAAGTTCGTAAAGATATGAATGATAGCGCTACCGTTATCAATGTATCTCGAGCTTTAATTAAATTTGATTTAACAGAAATTTCAAATTTTATTTCGGATGGTTTAATTCCAAGTAATGATAAATCTGAACCAAGTGCTTCATATTTTTTAAATCTTTATGATGCTGGTTCTACTGGATTGACCTCAACTTCACAACTTTTATATGCACACATTGTTTCACAATCTTGGACAGCCGGTGAAGGTACATTTCACGATGACCCAGAAACTACTGATGGTGTTAGTTGGAGATATAGAGTTGGACAGAATGATGGCACTCAATGGATAAGTGGTAGTAATGATGTAGGTGGAACTTGGTATGGAGATTTTGATACCACTGGTAGTGTTAATTGGGATTTATTAGGAGAATATCCTTCAACTCACATGACTGCAAGTGCTGGAAAGTTAGGACGTTTGAGATATGCTTCTCAATCTTTTGATTATGGTAGTACAGATATGAGAATGGATGTTACTGAACCTATTAGTATATTACTTGATTCGAGTTCAGCTTATCCAAATGAGGGGTTTATTATAAAGAGAAGTGGTAGTGTGGGTAATGAAGATTCAAATTGTCCCGAAGGAGATTCATCTGAATATGGACAATTTAAATTCTTTTCAAGAGATACGAATACAATTTATCAACCAAAGTTAGAAGTAGTTTGGAAAGATTTTGTATATTCGACCGGTTCTACAGCTTTAACTTTAATGAGTGGTTCTCAATTAGACGATATAGTTTTTTATATGAAAGGTATGAGAGATTCATATAAAGAAAATTCAAAAATAAAATTTAGATTAGCGGGTAGGCAAAGATATCCTGCAAAAACTTATGAAACTACACCACGTGCATTACAAGTAACTACATTTCCAAGTGGAACTCTATTTTATTCTGTTAAGGATGCACTAACCGAAGAAACTATAATACCTTTTGATCAATATACTGCAGTGAGTTGTGATTCATCTGGACATTACTTTAATCTTTGGATGAATGGATTACAGGCAGAAAGGTATTACAAAGTGTTATACAGATTTGTAAGTGGTAGTGGGACTATAGGAGAAATTAATGATATTCATGATAATGACTTTACATTCAAGGTTGAGAAATAATGCCATATAAACAAAGTGAATTACCTAATGTTCCTTTATATAGTTCATTAAAACAAAAACAATTTTCTGATAATTTTGATAAAATGATGACGTATGTTGATAACTATATAGAAGAAACTAGCCAACAAGATACAAAGTATCCCACGATAGAAAATGATTCAGGACAATTATTATTTTTTGGTTCTGGAAGTGGAGAAAATTTTGATACAAATTGGCAAAAGGTTGTAGTTCCAAACACTATACCAGATATAGATGAAGATTTAATACCATTACATATTAATACAGACTTCGAAAACTTCTAATGTCAAGTATTTTATTACAAGAAGATCTTCAAAATTTATCTCAAGGTAAAGTCACATCGGGTGGAACTAACACTACTGGATTTGGTACTTCTGTTACAGATTTACTTATAGTAGGTGGCCAACCGATTTTAAATGATTTTGCAATAATTAAAGTTATAGATTCTGGTGGTACAGAGATTTTATTATCACAAACATTTAAATCTACTGCATTTGATTTAGATTCAGACGGTAAAGTTATCTTTAATATTGGTAATCATTTAAGAACACTTGGATTCGATCAAGGAACTTATAATGTACAATATGAATTTTTAAGAAGAAAAAGTGGATTACCAGGTGCTCGTTCAATTGATCTAAGCGGTGAATTTTATTCTGGCCCCACTACAACTACAGAAGATGGTAATATATATAAGGATGTGTTAGATGAGACCACCATATTGGGTTCGGTTGATGCAGGATTAGAAATTAATAATATCTCAACGTTACGAGATGAAGTTATTATATCACCCAATGTAGATATTACTAATGAAAAGTATTTAGAAGAAACAGATACATTATTTAATCCAACTTATACCTATTATTTAAGAACTCAAAGCCCAAACTCACTTAAGATAGACGATATAGACCTAATAACAGAACAAAATTTTGGTACATCTGGAATAGGAGTAAGGTCTGGACAAATAGCACACGGCGATAATTCTATAGAGTTTGGTACGGCTTCCCCCACCAACGTAGTTACACGAGAACAATTTGATAAATTTTATGTTGAAGGAACTACCAATGTTATATTACGAGATATGTTTGTTACCACCGTTGAACAAGTACCAAAGACAGAAATTGTAACGAAAACTGAAGTAGAGGCAAGACCACTCATACCACCCGTGGGATCTCAAACAGGAACAATTAGTGATTTGGCACAATGGATATATGATGGAGCTGCAGATTCTTGGCTTCCTAATCTTGGTGTATTACAACAAGATGCATCAGGGGAGTTTTTAAGTAATGTGTTGATTGTTGGAATGTCTTTAAAACAGGCAATTCAACAGAACCATATAACTCCTATCATTGATATGTGGGAAGAATTGCAGCACGAAGCAAGGGATCATGATAACTCCGTAGAGGTAGAATATCATAATAGGGCTCAAGAGTGGTGGATTAAAAATAGAGACGTATTAAGAAAATTTAAAGATATTAATGGTCTGACTATGAATTGGGATGATTATGGTATCTTAGCAAGTGCCGCTAGTACTATAACAGAAACCCAGATTGGGAATTATATTAGTGATTGGGGTGCTTTAGATGGTACTGTAAATGATTTAGCAGGTTATTTTTATATGACGGATGATTATAATTTAGGAGATTTACAAGCAAGACAAGACACAGTAACAACTTTTGAAGAAGTAAAAAGATACGCTGATTATACAGGAAAAATTTCAAGTGTTAGTTATGACGGAGAGTTTCTTAATAGAATAGTATTAGAAGAAACACCAAAAGACTACGCTAAAAGAAATGGTTTATTTTTATTCGAAGCACCAACCAGTGATACAGTTTATATAGATAGACCAATGTTTTTTATAACAAATAAATCTACTGTGAGTAATCTTAGAACATATATGTATTTTAGGGATGGTTATAGAAGTTTAATAGTTAATAATAAAAATGGCGGACACGCAGGAATTTTAAAATTATATCAACCGTTACCAGAACGATATAATATAGGAAGTACTTGTCAAATAGTAGAAGAAGTAATACCTAATAAGAGTTTTGGTGTAGAGTTAATTCCTTGGATAGAGACTCCATTACCCTCAACTATATTATTGCCCCCTACTTCGGATGGAGTATCAGAACAAATACAGCCAGTCACAACTGAATATAAAAATTGGTCAGAATTATCTTTTCAAAGTAGTTCTCTTTATAGGGATATTATAAATAAAGTAATTAGTGGTAGTATAAATGAAACAGAATTAAATGTTGATTATTCGGAGTATGATAATTTTGTACATTTTAGTTCAGCTGAAAAAAGATTATCAAATTTTAAATATAAGTTAGAAAAACTTGAAGGATACGAACAAGAAAGTTCTTCTATTAGTGGATTATATACAGGCTCGGGAGCATTAGGAAATGATCCTAACACGGTAGTGACTGGTTCTCAACAAAAATTAGATTCATTAGAATTACAAATAGATGAATTAAAGAATAATTTTGATGGGTATGAGAAATATCTTTATTATGAAAGTGCTTCTTTTACCACAAGTAGTTTTGGAATGCATTTTGATGCTACTTGGCCCAAACAGAATACTTCAAAACCATATGTTCTATATCATTCAACACAATCTGTAGCAGATACTTGGTATGAAAATCAAAAAGTAAGTGCATCAAATTATGATTATTATAATAGAGATTATTTAATTTATCATATGCCTGAACATATATCACGAGATAGTGAAAATGAAGTATTTTTAAGATTAGTAAAAATGTTAGGACAACATTTTGATAACATTAAAAATTATATTGATGAATTACCCTCAATTTATGATAGAGAAGAATCATTAACTAAAGGATTACCTAAACAGTTAGCTTCTACGATAGCTAAATCTCTTGGTTGGCAATTATATGATGGTTATGATTTAGTACAATTAGATGAATATACAACTGGTAAATTAGTTGCTCAAGATAATACTATAACATCCTCTTCATCAGTACCATTGGGAGATGTTAGTAAGGAAGTATGGAAACGAATATTAACAAATATGCCATTGTTTTTAAAGGCTAAAGGAACGTTAAAGGCATTAAAAGGATTGATAACTTGTTATGGTATTCCATCTACAATATTACGAGTAAGAGAATATGGTGGCCCAACTAAAAATGAAGTTAATCCCAACTATGAAGCAGTTCGTAGATTTTCAAAGGCGTTAGATTTTAAAACATCGCAATATGTTCATACAAAGTGGAAGGATTCTACCGATACTGGTATGAAACCCAAAACGGTTGAGTTTAGATTTAAGGCAGTATCAAGTTCTAATATGCAGTTGGTTCATATGGATAGAGGCTCCCGTGAAGCTGGATGGGGAATACATTTAAAAGATAATGGTTCAGTAGATAATATGGCCTCCATAGTATTTTCACTTAGTGGCTCTCAGGCATCTGGTGCACCAGCTGAAGAAATTAAAGAAGTTACAAGTTCTGCACTACCATTTTTTAATGGTGATTATTGGTCGGTGATGTTACGGAAAGAATTGGTTAATGATGAGATATTCTCTACAAGAATACATTCTGGTTCTGTAGGAATGGTAACAGGTTCATACAATTTTGAAACAGGAAGTTTACAAACACCATTTGAATCGGTAGGAGATGGTGGAACATTAGAAGTTGTTTCACAAAGTTCTTATATTTTTGATGGTCTTTATAGTTTAGGATTTAAAAATACAAAGTCAAGTGGAGAGGCATACACTTATCCATTTACAAATAATGATGATGGTACTAATGTAAGTACTTATGGAGATGCAAGAGTAGCATCCGCATCATTTGCCGAGGAATTTGATTTTAGTGTTTATGCACGGTCTAAAACTGGTGGTGCTAATATGCAAATGTGGATTATGGAGTTGGGTGAAAAAGGAAATATATTAGAAGAAAGTTATACATATTATCCATCTCAAAAGAAAAATTGGGGATATGGAGCATTACATCCAGCATCATATGGAATAGGAACTAAGTGGGAAAAATATACCGTTAGGGCAAAAATATCACACCCACAAACAAAATTTATTGGTGTGAGATTAGATAATGAAACAAACGGACAAACAATATATTTCGATAAAGGAGAGTTAAGACAAATAGGAACTGGAGCATTAAAGTTTGATTTGATTGCTAAACAATTTGATGCGGGTAGAGATGTTATTCAATACCAAACTCGTGAATCACTTATTATTGATGGTTTATCAAACGCAGCATCTGCATCTTATTCTGGTAGTTGGGAACAAGATGGAGATTTATATGTTGGTGGCGGAGGCGTTTCTCACGGAGGATTTGTATCAGGCTCAGTACATGAAGTGCCGAGTGATAATATGCGATTGAGTGGCTCAATGATGGAATTTAGATTGTGGAGTACTCCATTAGATGAACAACATTTTGATACACACGTGGAAACACCACAATCTTTTGTAGGAAACAATTTTACAGGTTCAATGAACGAGTTAGTACAACGATTATCTTTTAATGAAGATACAAATCATGGAACGGGAGCAGATAGTGAGAAGTCTATTAGGAATACGGCAGCAAATTCTAATTATCCATATACGGGGTCTGCAAAAGGTTTTGCAAGTGAGAACAATTATTCAAATGTAGTAGATAGATTGAAAATGCCATTACCAACAATTGGTGGAATAAGACGAAGTGCAAATAAAGCAAGGATTTCACCTCGACAATTAAAAGATGAGTTTAAAGGTAGTTTGAATTTATCAACAAAATACAGAGTTGAGAAAAGTGTAGGTTCAATAGAGACAAAAGATTCAGAAAGATTAGGAATATATTTCTCTCCAGTTGATGTTATTAATGAAGATATTATTTTTACTTTATCAGATTTAGATTTAGAAGATAAATTAGGTGACCCAAGAGATAATGCAAGAGAAACCTATGATAAGTATGGTGGATTGAAACAAACTGCAGATAAGTATTGGAGAAAATATAACGGAAGTAATAATTTTTGGGATTATTTGAGATTAATAAATTATTTCGACCATAGTGTTTTCAGTCAAGTTAAGAAATTGATACCTGCTAGAGCTAAAGCAACCGTAGGTGTATTGATTGAAAATAATATATTAGAACGTAATAAAATTGCACGAGAAAAAACTTTTAGAGAATATCCAGTATTTGAAGATACATTAACTAAATTGAGAAATAGTGGTAGTGATGTATTTGAATTACATGGGGAAAATCCCGTAATAGAGAATGAAATAGAATATATGGGAATATTGAGTGGTGATAATTTAGCCGAATTAAAATATTATGAGGATTATATAGAGAGAAAGGCAAGTCATTTTGGTTCAATAATGAGTTTTGGACATATGACAAGAGGTTATGGAAGTGATTTTTCAGGAAGTTATGTGAGTCAAGGTGGTGTTAGTTCAATATTTACTGAAAGTATTGCTATGATTGACGAACAGAGAACATCTAAATTTAATAAAAAGAAAGTATTTACTTATAGTACTAAAGAACATTTTTTACAAGGAAGTGCAAGTGGAGTATCGTTTAATTCATCAAGTTATGAAAATCAGGCGGATGATGTTTTAGCATTAGAACGATTACAATTTGTAGGATGTAGAAATACTAAAGAAACTGCACTACCTTCTAAGGATTTAAGTGGTCAAATTGTCTATGATGCAGTTACTATGGTATTAACCAATCCATATGTTGCCACTACTTTTGATTCGGCAAATGTTAAATTAACAACTGAATTAGATACTGGAGCAGATACATTGGATATTGCAAAAGATGACTAACTTAATTAAAAACTTAATATTTATACTTGAAGGATTAACTTTTAATAAACGGTTTCACGTAGACAATTCAAGTATTTCTATGGAAATAAACAGTAAAATCAGGAATTAATATATGGGATATTTAAACAAAACAACACAAGTATTAGATGCTATTCTAACAACAAAAGGTCGTGAGTTGTTAGCTAAGGGTGATGGTAGCTTCAATATAACAAAATTCGCATTAGGTGATGATGAAATAGATTATACCTTATGGAATCCAGGACACCCATCTGGTTCAGATTATTATGGGGCAGTATTGGAAAATATGCCAATTTTGGAGGCTGTAACTAACGAAGCGTCAGTTATGAAGTTTAAAATTCTTGCAGATACTACACATTTACAAGGTTCACCAGACCCAACTCAAATGGCATATTTGAGTGGTATAGAAGACCAAGTAAATAATGGTATTTCATTATCATTTAACCAAACAGGTAATGATGGTAGAGGAACAAGAACAGCAGTTACTATAAATCCAACAACTGAAAATTTAAAACAGGCGGAAACGTATTCTTATACTTTATTGAATACCAATGTAGCATTTTTATATCTTAATGGAGACGAAACGGATTCAGGTGGATTTAATAGTGAGTCAAGAACAAAATTTAGAAGTTCTCAAACTATTACTACCAGGGAAAAGGGAGATACTATTAATATTAAGTGTAAGGCAATTAGTTCCACGATT